TTCCTCTACCCATTTCCATAAATACTTGTCCATCTTGAGATGCTTCACGAACCTTTGGTACGATACTGCGGTGCATTAATACAAATCCCATACCCGCCGCATCAACCTTAATTAGTTGATTTACTGGCATTGGGTGAACTCTGGTTAATCCAAATCCACCCTCATCTCCAACTATAAAGTTAAAGATTGTAGGCATTGGAATCATTAAAGGTTCTTCTGGATTATCTGTAGTAAAATATATTCCAGTAATCATAGGACGCTTTTCAGCATCCTTGTTATCCCATAATAATTTAAACTTTTCTGGACTAATTACTACATCTGAGTCTACCCATAGTAGCCATTCGTAATCAGTCTTATCATACCAGTAATCAATTACTGTCTGTCGTTGTCTGGCAATTTGGTTGCCTTGACTTCTTAAAGATGTAGCAAATTCTACGCCAGATTTTAACATAACATCTGTTACGCCTTGCATAAACTTGCCATCTACCATTCCATTATCGCACCATACCAGTGCAATAGAATCTTTTTTGCTCATAGTCCCCTGTGTCCCTATCTGTACTTTGCTGCTTTTTTTGCTATTGATTTAGGTTGTTTAACAAACTGTTTACCTTTAGCATTACCTGCAGCCTTGGCTTTATTAGTAGCGGCTTTCTCAGCAGGGCTTAGTGCTGCCCATGCTTTTTCAGGTAAATATCTTTTTTTACCCTTAGATGGTTTACCATCAGAAGTTGTCCACTTTTGCTTAGTCCAGTCTTTTAAAGACTTTTGAGATTTGGCTAGTGCCATTATCTATAACCTCCGCCAGCCTTCTTGTATTGAACAGCAAGTAGTTGTGCTTTACGGGCTGACCATTCTCCAGGGTCTCCACCCTTAGAACCAGCCTTAATCTTCTTAAACAACTTAGCCCTCATCTCAGGCTTAGTGTAATTGCCAGCAGCATTAACTTTAGACTTAGTCTTTTTCTTTGCTACCATTTTACTTTATCCGCCCAATATGCTGCAGACATTTTACCTTTAGCAATATTCTTTCTATGACGTGCTTTAAAAGATTTTTGTCTTGCTGTAGGTTGTCTGTCTCCAGTAACACCTTGCTGACCAAATCGAATTGTCTTTACTTGACTTCCTTCTTTGGCTACAACTACGTGTGATTTAGTAGGATGTTTAGGAGTACGCTTTGGTTTATTAAAACCAGACACTCCTGCTCTAGCGAGCCTTGAGTCCTTTTTGTTTTCCATGCTCCCCATACTTTCCTAAGATTGACCTAATGGTTCCGTTCTTGTTTAACCGAACCACTAGACCATTCTTAATTTGAACTGGATTAAAACCATCGTGGCGCTTATGACTACCACTAGATGACATTACTTCTTCTTACCCATTTTCTTCATAACCATTTTCTTAGAAGCAGCCTTCTTCGCCGCTTTCTTGGCCATAGCCTTACCTTTTGGAGTGTAAGGGAATTCCATTTTTCCTACTTTTGGCATTATACTTGTCCTATCTCTTTCATTACGGCTGCGGCTTTGGGTGTGATATCTTTCGTTTTAGGCATAGTGTCCGCATTATACGCTTTGCCTAAAATCTCTGATGCTTTATGCGCATCTTCTACATGACGCATAGTTGTCCCTGCTGGTTGTATACCTTGTGCTCTTGCATCTCGATAAGCCTGAAGTTCTGCATTCCATTTTTTATCTGGAATATCTCTTTTAGCATCTCCTGCATTTACTTGTAAATTCATTACCTTGCATCCGAAACATCCTTCAACTTCTGTTGGATGGTCTTGCCAGTGATATGCCATACTCGTCCCTTACGCTGCTGTGAAATTAGCCTCAGTTATTCCTAAGCCAGATGATATTAGTGCAGCCTTAGTAGTATCATCTACTATATGTTCGTGGCCACCAAGATAAAATTCATCATAGGTTGCTATGTCTTCGTCCAGTGGGAATCTTACTTTAGAATAGGTAGCACCGCTTTTGGCAATACTAACACCCTTATTAAGTTTATAGAAGTAAAATAGTCTATGCTTACCGATAGGTGCTTCTTGTACAACTGGTGTTGTAAATGTGTAGTCTGCCATTGTTCTCCTTAATGAACTTACTGTAAGGCTAGAGTTTCCCCTAGCCCTACCGTCAATCAACTAAGCGATTGATGAACCTGATTCGATTCGGAATAGTGCCTCTTCGCGGTAGCGAGCAAAGCCTAGTACGCCGTACCAACCCATTGGGCGGTGACGCATCAAGCGGTCAACTACTGGTCCGATAACTACATGTGGCTCTTCGGCAACTGCCTCAGCCAATGCCTGTTGTCCAGCGATGATTGTGCGGTACACCTTTGCAGATGAAGAACCGTCAGTTGCTGTGTACAGACGTGGAGACTCTACGAAGTATGCACCTTCGTATGTTCCGATTTCTCCTGCCCAAATGCGGTCTTGTGAAGAACCGTATTGGTTAGGAAGCAACCATCCTGCTGAACCTGTCTCAGCACGTAGGTCGTGGGATACCTCTGGGTGTAATCCAGCCCAGTATAGTGAACCCTTGCGACCATTAGCCTTGTTAGCACGTAACTTAGCAACAGCCCTACGGATGTTTGCTGAAGATAGTGTTGCGGCTGCTGTGATAGTTGCAGTTGATGTTGCTGTTGAACCTGAGTAGATTACGTTTGAACCGCCACGCAATGTTGTCATTGCTACAGCGTCGATAGAATCTGCTAGGTTGTAAGCGATAATGTTTGCGATTGCAGGGTCAACATCTGCAAGAGAGAATAACTCTAATGCACGTGTTACCAACACTGAGTTACCGTACTCTGCAAGAGTAATGGTTACTGATGTTGGTGTTGACATTGCTACTGCTTCTGGGTCAGTTGTTTCTGTTAGAGCAGTTGTTGCTGCTGAAAGGTCAACATAACGTTGTAGAACAACGGTTGAGCCAGGGATTGCTTGACGGGCTGGGCGCTTATCTGCGACTGAACGAATTAGTGGTTCAGAGCGGAGAGCGAATTCTAGAAGACGGTCATACGCCTTCTGTACTAGACCAGCACCACCAGCGGTTCCTCCGAGATTGTCAGAGGCTGTTGATACATATGCCATTCGTCACCTCCAGTGACTAGAAACTATGATGATTGTTGTGAACGAAGAACATCTAACAATGCATCCATAGAATCTGCATTGTCAATTCTTGAGTTAAGTTCTTCCATTCTGTCTGGAGTAAACGCACCTTGTGTTAGAACATCCTGTTGCCTTAGGGCAGCACGGTCTTGTTCTGGCATGTTGGCTTCATCTTGCTGTACTTTAATTCCGAATAAATCTGCATTATCATCGAGCCAGTTAGAAACTGTCTCCTCGTTAACATCATCGATATCCTTAAGAATTAAGCGTGCAGCCTTAGCGTTTACGCCTTTCTTTTCCAGGACTTCTTTGACGGTTCGCTCACGCTGCACTTTGGATAATCCTTCAAGTTGCTCAGTGAGTTCCTTAATACGCTTCTCATCGGCTCTCTTTGCTTTCCGTAACTTCTTAATCAAGTCACTTCCATCACCAGAGAAACCTTGGTCAGTATCTAGGTCTTCGTCTTCGTCTTCCCAGTAATTGTTGCTCATAGCAACTACCACCCTTCTATTCGTTGTTAGTCGCAGGCCGCAGTTCAGTTCGGGGAAACTGGCTGGCTCCTACTGTCGGTCTTATACGCTGCATTGGGCCGATAGGTCAATGTCAGGATTCTAGTATTGTCCGCCTGTTGTGCTAAGTAGCGACGCTTTTGTAGTTCCAGACTTACCAGAGAATGATGCAATTTCTCTCTCAGTAAGTGCTTTACGTTTACGTTGCGCTGAGGCTAGAGTATTAAATACTTCTTGTTCTGCCTCTGCTTGGTTATATCCAGGAAGTGTTGTTCCGTAGATTTCGCTTAACTTCTGTGCGGTAGGTAGGATATCTGCAATTGTTGCATATCCCTTTTGTGCTTCGGCTTGTGTGATTCCTTGTGCTGCAAGAACATAGGCAACCATATCGGCTGAGCCAATTCCATAATAATCTTTAAGTGTTCTAGCAATTGCAGGGTCAGCATTCTGAACTCTCTGAACTGCCATAGATACACGAGTTGATAACTCTGATGGAGATACGTCATTCTCAATGAACTGTCTTACATATGCATCATTATCAAATTGAGTTAAACCATATGCTCTAAGTGTTTGACGATATGCATCTTCATTAGATAGGTACTCCGCAGGAGTAAGGACACTAAGCCCTTTCTTAATGCGCTGTGCATTGGCAGCAAATCGTTGCTGATACTCTGGAGTATTCTGTAACTCTAATGTGATGGTGTCTTCTGTATATCCCTGACGAGCAAGGTCAAGAATCTTAGCACCAAGAGTTGCGAGACCAAACTTAGCAAATCTATCTGCTACAATTTTGCCGACTGATTCTCTTTGTGCAGCAACTCTTTCCGCTTCTGCGGCTGCTGCCGCTGCTGCTTTGGCTGCATCATCTGCTGCTTTTTGTTGTACTGCTGCGGCTGCTGCCGCTATTGCTGCTGCATTTGCATTTGCTGCGTTTGCTGCTGCCGCTGCTGCGGCATCTGCTGCGGCTTGTGCTGCTGCAAGTTGAGCAAGAAGTGCTGCTCTTTCTGCTTCAGATGCTGCTAAAAGTTCTGCTTTAATTCTTTCAAGTTCTGCTGCACGAGCATCTGCTTCTGCTTTAGCCTTGGCTTCTGCTTCTGCTTTGGCTTTTGCTTCAGCATCTGCTGCTGCCTTAGCAGCCGCGTCTGCTGCGGCTTTAGCCGCTGCGTCTGCTGCAGCCTTTGCTGCTGCATCTGCAGCCGCTTTAGCGGCGGCATCTGCCGCACTACCTGCTTGACCAAATGGAGTTCCACCAGGGGTTCCAGCAGGTGATACTGGTGTAATGCCAGCAGCCTTAGAAATAGTTTCAAGTTTAGCAGCGCTTACGCCAGAGGTAGGAGAGAATGGATTAGTTCCACCAGTTACTCCACCAGCATATGTGCTAGTTGCAGTCTTTGTTGCAGTATTAACAACAGGAATATTTACTTTTTGTCCGACATTAATCTTATTAAGATTAGAAATTTGTGGGTTAGCAGCCGCTACTGCAGCAACGCTAACGCCTGCTTTAGCAGCAATTGCTGAAATTGTTTGTCCAGATTTTACTGTAGTTGTACTAGCAACAGGTACTTTAGGTTTAGGAGCAGCCACGTTTACGCCAATCCAAAGTCACGAAGGACTTTTAATGATAGTGAGTCTACAGTTTTTCTAGCGTTGTCTGTCTTTTCCCAACGAGGGTCTTGACGAAGTTCAGTCTCAAATTGCCAGATTGGTTTAACTGAAGGCTTACCATCAGTGCCGATATATTGTAATGCTCTACGAAGGGTAGGGTCATTAAACGAAATAGTATCTGGGTCAATCTCTAGAATGTTAGCCATAGAAGATTTATAGGCTGAAGCCAATGCCTCAACACTTGTTCCTTTATTAATCTGGTCAGAATAACCAGGAAATGCGCTAGCAGAATCTCTGCGGATTAATGCTTGAATGTCATCAGTTGTTGTAGTGCCAGCAAAGATACCCTGAGACCATGCGTCCAAACTTCTCTGTGAGTAGGACATGCCAAAAGCATCAGCATACTCTTTAAGACTTTGTACACTACCTAATGTAGAGCCACCAATTGGCTTTCCTTTAGCAGCAATAAGAGCATTAAGGTCTAGTTGTGTATCACTAAGTCCTTTAAGATATGCATTCTCTAGGGTAGCATCATCTACAACTACACCTTTTGCAGCAAGTCTTTTCTTCTGCTCTAACTTATATGATTCAAGTTCTTGAGCGTATACACCAGGCTGTGAAGCCTTCTTCTTTTGACGGGTCTGTGCATTAGAAGTAAGATTTCTATAGTAACTAGTTTTGTAATACTCTAACTCTGCGTCAGTTGTATTGCCAGCCTTCCATAGGTCAAATACCTTTTTAAGTTCTGGAAACTGTTTAATTAAATCAGCGGTAATACCAAATGCTGTCTCTGCCATATTAGCCTCCTAATCCTGATAGGAAGTCGGCAAAGTCAAGACTCTGCTTCTCCGCTAAATCTTGTGGGGCCTTTTCTTCTACACTCTTCTTAATTAAGGCTTGGGCTTTTTCTTTAGTATATCCAGGCTTGGTTTCTGTAACAGTTTTACCGCCAACTTTCTTGGTGGTTGTAATTGTTCCAGCATCAATCATTCCCTGAATAGCAGTATAGAATTCTTTGTTCTCGCTATCTGTAGCCTTACGGCCAAGAACGCTTTTAAGTGTATCGTCAATCAGGGATTGAATCTCTTCTGGTTGGAATAGATACTTCTGTACAGATACCTTAGGCTTATTGCTATCACCAACACCCTGGTTCTTAGCATACCATTGTAGGTATTGCTCAGGAGTTATTTGACGAGCACCTTTAGATTTCTGATACCAGTCACCTGCACCATCAACTGCTAACTCATAGATTGCTGCAGCCTTAAGTGGGTCAACACTACCATAACCATACTTCTGAAGAGTTCTAATCCAGTTAGCCTCAACCGCTGGGTCAGTATAATAACTAGACTTCAAGTCGGTAACCGATGCCGTAGAGGACTCTATAGTAAGTTTTTGTCCAGTCTTCTTCATCGTAATGGTCTTTGTTTTACCTGGACCAACGTAGACTTTTCCAGCAGTAGAACCCGTGCTGCCACCTTTTAATTTATCTAATGCGTCACTCACACTACAAGCCTTTCGTCAAGTCATCATTTTCAAGAATACGATTGTATACTCTACTGAATGATATATATTCATCTAGTAATCCACCAGTAAATGTGTCCCACATTTCCTTGATGTCTTGATTTTCTACTGCGTTAATAGACTTGCTACCTCTAGTTGCAAGAATACTACGGACATAATCTCTACCTTCTAGATAGTCAGACATGCCCTGAAGGTCTGCTCTACCTGAAACCCTAGGGTCAGATATAATTTCTTTAGCAAACTTTAGGAAGTTGTATACCTTTTGAGTATCAATCTTACCACGAATCTCAGCCCATTCTGGGTTCTCTTGGCTAAGTTCATCAATGAATTGACGCTTACGGTCAGCCAAATCCTCGGCAGCCTTAACGTTTAGACTAGGTAATCCTCTTCCAATACGCTCAGCCTCAAGGATATCCATACCTTTGTTATAGGTAATCCAACCTTTTTCTGCCTGAGTAGAAGCAATTGCATCATATGGGTCCTGTGATTCACGGAACTTCTTTGTGCTTCCAGGAGCAACTGGTGTACCACGCTGGCTTTGATATACGCTAGGTGAAAATTCACCAGCATTAGCATCGCCTACAATGAACCAACCATACTCTGGATTCTTAGCAATCAAGTCAGATAGTTCACGAGAACGTTTCTCTGCCTCAATTGTAGCAGCAATACCAGTATTGTTCTTAGATAGACTTGTAGAGAATATAAAGTATTCTTCTCCATATGTATCATAGAACTTCTGAGATGCATTCTCAGGGTCTTCTTCACGAAGTCTGTGCCACTCATCGATATAGAACTGATAAGGAGAACGAGTATTTGTAGCGAAAGGTAGGGTTAGTTTAGCCGCTGCTTCTAAAGCAAGGATTTGTTTAACCTTAGTATCAATCTCTTTTGCTGTAGGTGTAGTCTCACGAAGTCCATTATCATATTTATGGTTTTCTTCCATAGCAATAAGAACAGTTAGATTACGACGTGTCGCATCATTGTTATCAAATAGAGACCAGATACGCTTAGCGCCTGAGTTCTGAACTAACAAGTCTTTTGTAAATTCACCTGGTGTTGTACCAGTTGGACCATAAGGTAGGATTTCTTTTACTAAAGCAAGTCGTTCTGCATCTGGAACAGCCTTAATAAAGAATGAAGTTCCGATTTGAACGAACCATCCAGCACCTGGATTCCACCATTGGTTACCCTGGAATAGTAGGTCAAGGCTTGTTTTAGGAATAGCCATTGGTCTTTCAACCTTACCAAATGACATACGCTTAACCCATTCACCAGGAATGTTAATGTATGTTTTACCATCTCGTTCTTCAGTAATACCAAGACGCTCAGGTGAGTTATAAACTATATCCATCTTACGGAAAACAGTTGGGTCATTAACTACGATACGGCTCCACTTTTCAGCCACATCACCAAATGCTCCGAAGAATGGGAATGCATAACGCATTGTGTATGCTGCATCTATACGCTCTGATGTATCATAGACTGTACGGCGGAGTTCTGCTCTAGCCCATTGGCGAGCATTGTTCTCTAATTTGCGTATATACTCTGGCGGAATTGTATCACCAGGATATGTATCTATAGCATTGCGTACAAGTGAATCCATACGTTTACGATAGAAGTCTACGAATAATGGTTGACGAACTAGGTTTGTCTCAGGGATTTCACCGAAGTATTTGTAGAACTTATCACGGATTCCAGAAGCATATCGTATTGCTTGGTGTGTTCCATTAGCAGCACCTACCTGAGCAGCGTTAACTGCTGGGTAGTTTAGTGTATCTGTGCCAAAAGTCTTCTTAATATCATCGTATGTAACCTTGCGAGTCTTGGCTATCTCTTTAAGACTTGAAGCCCATGAAGGAAATAGTTCATCTATGTTATCCATGTTTGCTTCTGCAATAGCACGGGCATCTCTACCCATAGCAAGGACACGCATAATCTTACGGCCCTCATCGGTCTTCAGTAAGAAGTATTCAGCCTCATTAATAACCTGTTCTCTTGGCTTATTCTGCAAAAGAATCTGGGTAATCTTAGAGTTACGCACCTGTCGGTTTACAACTCGCTCATATGCTTGCGCCCAGTTAGGGTCATCGCCACGAATGACTACGAAATCTCCAGTTGTCTCGAATACATTGTTTAATTTGTTACGAGTATTGGAAAGATGGTCATCTACAATACGAGCAGACTCAGCAATAAACTTCTTCTTAATAAACTCAGCCTGTTCAGGTCCAGCACCTAGGGCATCTTGGTATGTTATACCATCGATTGTTCTAAGGCCTAAACCAAACTTATCTTTTACCTCTGTTTTACCAGCAAGCATGTTATCAATATCAACGATTTGAGCATCGATTAGGTCTGGGTCATCAGCCAAATCTCTCATGGCATCTAGTTCGTCTCTATGTGCCTGGAGTTTGACATCGTCACTCCATTGATACATATCTTCAAGGGACGCATCTTTAAACCTATTGTTAAACATCTTGCGGCTTGACTCTCGTAAGCCAGCAACAAGGGCTAATGGACCAGTTGTTGTTATGATACGAAGGAATCCTTCACTAACGTTACGAACTGGGTAACCAATACGTGCAAGAACCTCAAACTTGATAAGAGAATCTAGGCCATCAATTAAATCTACAGCGCCAGCCCTAGTCTTATAGTATACGCCTACCTTTTCGGAACGGCGTGCTCTAGATAATCTGTTTAATGCGTTGTACATTGTATCGATATCAAGAACTGGCAGTTGTTTTACCAACTGAGTCTCATTCAAAGGTAGTGGAATGATATACTTAAGGTCTTCAGAGCCAAGAACTGGGGTAGTTTTTGCACCAACTGGTACAACTCTACCATCATCTAGTGTCTTTGTTGCTCCAGTGTAGGCACGCTCACGGATAATGTTATGTGCCTTAGAACGTCCACCAGCAAATAGCCCCCATGCTGCACGAACATCTGACTCATCAAATCCAAATTGCTTTGCTACAGTATTAAACAGTTCTTGTTCAATCTTCTGAAAAGCATTAGCACGCTCAGCAGCATTTGTTGCTGCAGTGTATTCATTGAATAGTTCTTGCTTGCGCTGAACCGTGAATTGAGCCTTCTTTAAATCATCTTCTAAACTTTTAATTTCATTCTTAAGAAGTTTAACTTCGTCTGGAGCAAGAGCCTGAGTATTAAGTCTGTTCTTCGCTATATTAATTTGAGTAGCATAGGCTTCTTCTTGACGACCAGCAATACCACGAACACGGCTAAGCATGTTATCTACAGTTTGAACTGATTGATTGTCAGTAAAGTCAATCCATCCACGAGGACGTTTGTAGAAAAATCCTGTTAAAACTCGAACTGGTGCGCCAGCAGCGCCTGCTCTAAGGTCAATAAATTTTTGTCCTAGACCATAACCAAATGTCTTTTTATCTCCACCAAGTG